CCCACCTGTCATAGTATCGCCAGCGACATTTACAAAGCGTGAGTCAGCTTCTGTCTCTGTATAGTAGCGACCATCGAGGTCAGCAGATGTAATACCCGTAAGGTGGCCGTAGGTGTCTAGCGTGATGTCCTGAATAACAGTGCCATTAGAGTTATTTACACTAGCTTGGCTAGATGTGTCAGCATGTGATACAGTTACACTAGAGGCTCCACTCTGGTTAGCTGTACCTAGCTGTCCACCACCAGACAAACCAGAGCCTGCAGTAACAGTCATAGCACCATCACCAACTGTAACTGTACCTGTGCCTACAGAAGTGACGTGACCGTATGTGTCAAACCCAATGTCTTGGATGAAAGTATTACCTGATCCATTAACGTCTGTAACAGTACTTGTATCAGCGTGACTTATAGTGCGGTTAGCCGTTAAGTCTCCACCACCAGTAAGACCACTGCCTGCTGTAAGAGTGCGACTTGTAGGCGTCTTGCCATCAAGTGCAGTCTGTAGTCCATCTACGTTAGAGATAACGTGGTTATGTGAATCATCCTGTACAACAGCTGTAATAGTAGCATTAGCAGAACCGTCAAACGAGGCACTGCCTGTTACATCACCAGAAATCTGAATGGTACGTGGTGTAGCTAGTTTTGTGGCTGTAGCAGCATTGCCTGTAGTGTCTTGATTACCTGTAGTGTTAACACCGGGAAGGTCAATGTTAGCTGTACCATTAAAGGATACACCACCTATATTACGTGCAGTAGCAAGTGCTGTAGCAGAAGTAGCTGTACCTGTTACGTTACCCGTAACACTACCCGTAAGATTGCCTTCAAAAGAACCTGCTTTTAGTGCGGCATAAGAAACACTAGAGTCTGATAAATCTATAGCTCCTGCTGGAACAGGATCATACTCAGATAGTAAGACCCACTTACCCTCAGAGGCATCGTAATAGAAACCTGTATGAGTATAACCTACACCAGAAGTACCTGTGTTGTAGTTAGTAAAGAAACCAGAGTCTACATTGATAGGGCTTGCTGTACCATTCCACTGATCGTTAAGGGTGTGACCTGTTGTAGAACTAAAGGTTACAGAGATGTTATCTGCGCTATGAATAAGTTGTTCACTACCAGTAATATCTACACCAGTAGCTGCACTTGTAACGAAGTTATCTGTTGACCAAGCAAATGTATCCACACCGCCTGTACCAGTACCTACGCCATCAATCTTAACATAGTATGTTGTAGGAGTAGTTCCTGTAAAGTGACCTGCAAAGAAGGCATCGTCAAGACCTGTACCTGTAAAGGTAGTACCTGCTTCACCAATAGCATCACCTTCGTTAGCACGGTAGAAAGGCGCACCTGCTGTAACGTCAGAGGTAGACACAGAAGTAGTAGATCCAAGAACAGTCAAGTTACCGTCAACCTGAAGGTCTGCACCTACGTGTGCCGATGTACGTACACGGAAACTATTTACTGAGTGGTTTTGTTGATTAACAAGAACTGTACCGTCTGTAGCGTCTGAGTTAACGACCCACCCAAGGCACATAGGGAAGTTAGGATATAGAGGAGATGCGTTTTGTACCGCACCAGGAGTAAGACCTACAAAGAAGTTTGTACCATCGTTAAGTCCTGATGTATCAAAACCGTCAAGCTGACCTGCAATGATACAGTAGCCATAACTGTTGTTAGGGATGTCGGATGCAGCAAGACCTTGTGCGTTATAGGCGTTAACATCTGTAGCATCCGCTAATCCAACAGTAGGTACATCAATACTACCTGCAGTATAGTTACCGCTGAAGTAAAGAGGTTTACCTTTTAGGATGGTAGAACCTGTATCGTTATACACACGCTGGTGTTCTTCAATACCTATCTCATGTACAACATGAGTGTCATCACTGTAGAAGTTTAGCGTCTTGTGTAAGCTATCATAAAACACTCTACCTTCTTTGTGAGCAGGGTGAGCTGATAGAACCTCAAGATCAATATAGCCACCGATGTCAGCATTACCAGTAGTCTCTAGCGTAGTAAATTTGCCTGTAGCTGCTGCAGTAGTACCGATAGTAGTACCATCAATAGTACCACCATTAATATCAATATCCCCATTAGCATCCGTATATACCGCTTTGGATGCAGGGTATGTCATAAATACATCTTTACTACCTGCAGAGAAGTCTTCAGCAGATGTACCGTTAGAGCCAGCTAAGACAGTAGTACGTGTAAGAGTGTTACCCGTGTTCCATGTACCTAGTCCTACTTCCCACTCGTCTACACCAGAGGCTGTATGCACAATAGCGTAGTAAGTATTATCACCGTTAGCCATGTAAGACTGGAAAGTGTCAAAGGTAGCAGCCGCACCGGAAAGACTAATATCTCCTGTACCTGTAAAGGTTGTACTTTCTTTGACACGATCTTTGATGATAAACGCCATTGTGCAATACCTTTATTAGCTAATACGAATAACTGCGTTTGAAGCATCTGCTGTTGGGAATACGATAGTAAAGTCCCCAGATGTTGATGTTACAGTAGATCCAAAATCAAATACTGCTATAGCTTTGTTACCCTGAGAGCTATTGTAAATGATAGCACCGTCTGCTGCTACTGTAGCGTTAGAAAATACTTCATCTGCAAAATCAACAAAGGCTGTAGAGCCAGAAAGAGTAATAACAGCAGAGTCTAGTGTCTGACCACCAGCTGTATAGTTTGTACCTACGGCCTCGTCTGTGTTACCAGTTACGTCAGAGTAGTTAGTAGTAGCAACACCATATGTACCCGTAGGAGACGCTTTAATCAGAGCTACTTTAAGTGTGTCTGTATCCAGATCGTGAACACCCCCAAGAAGCTCTTGCTTGAAGCTGTTGCACATTGCAGTTGTGATAGCCATCTTGTGATGTCCCTTTTATATGTGAAGAAAGCACAAAGGGGCCAGCACGAAGCCAGCCCCAGTGTTATGCCTATTAGGCAGCGTTGTAGTTAGCAACAATAAGAGCCTCTGGACGCAGGATCTTGCGACCATAGAGGTGCATACCACGAACGATGTCAGCAAAGCTGTCTGGGTCACGGTAGTTCTCTACTTTGTTGATTTGCTCAGCAGAAGCAACAGCCTCGTCCTGACCAGCAACAACTACACCGTAGTTAGTAGCCTGTGCAGTTGTACCGTTAGTACCAGCACCTGTGCCCAAGTAAGGCAGGTTGTTGGATACGTAGATACGGAAGCCGTGCAGGTTGTTGAGAACCAAACCGTTCATCAAGCCTGAGCCACCGAAGTCTGCGTTCAGTACACGAGAGTCTTCGTCTTTCAGCATCTCAACAAAGATTGGATCAACAACCATCCAGCGACCACGTGCGTCAACGTTTTGTACGTCAAGCTTACGAGCCATACGTGCAACCACAGTCAAAGGAGAAACAGTTGTCGCAGACAATGCTGTTGCACCTGGGAGGCGTGGAGCGAGTGGGATGGAGTCACCTGCAGTAGCTGTAGCCGAAATGGTCAAGTTACCGAAGTCAGTTGCGTCCAGTTTGTTGTCTGCCAACAGTTCGTCAGTACCAGCACCAGTATTGGCTTTATCGCCAGAAGCTGTTGTGTTGACGGCCCAAGAGCCTGCACCACCAGCGTAACCAGACAAGTAACCCAAGCATTCTTCATCCATGGCGTCTGCCATTTTGTAGGCTGCACGGTTGGCTGCCAAAGAGGTGAAGTCTACGTGAGAGAACTGCTCTTCAATGTCATCCATTTTGAAAGCAAAGTAGTTAGCTTTATCAATGGTCAAAGAGAAGTCTGTGTCATCAAGTTTCTCTACTGAGATACCTGTGTGACGCTGCAGAGCGTTGACGGTTACGTCTGGCTCTTTTTGGATGCGAACTGTGTCGCCTTGGTTTGCAATCTCACCAAAGTAAGAGTTGTTGGTGATTGCGTTAGTTACAGCACTTTTACGCAGAGCGATTTGTGCCTGTTTGGAGTAGATAATCGGGGAGAAGTTCCCGTTAAATCCACCACCAGCGGTTCCGATAGCCATAATAATTCTCCTTATAGATATGGCGTGAGAGATATACACTACATATCCACTAAAGAGGCTCGTCTTAGTAGGGTAGTCAGCTATGCTCTAAGGATGGCCGTCCGTTGAGCGCTGGGCCTATAATCTGAGGTAGTTCTTTGATGTGGCTTTAGTGCTTAGTGAAAAGCATGTACAGGCAGTTTATGCCTGACACTGTACATGCCTATAGTTTTATCTATGATTGAATAAGTGTCAAGTTATTTCTTAGACATATCATAAATAAATTTACCAGAGCGCTGAGCTTCAAAGATCTCATCATTGCGCTTCTCGTATTCTTTAAGGCTCATCTTAGCTACTTGTGATTCACTGAGATACCTTGAGGAGTCATCTGCATCCAATGCAGTACGACCTTTAGCTTTAACTGAGGATGCAGCTGCTTTGTCTGAGCTAGAGCTACTCTTAGTCTTGATACCTTTATCTGACTTATAGAGATCAATAACACGTGCTACAGACTTAGCGTCTTCACTGTTCTCGTATAGTGCATCCTGTACAACCTTAGGCTGCTTCTCTGCCCATGTATGAAACGCATCATCAGCACGAATCTCTTGAAAGTCAGGGTGCATAGAGAGTAACTCAGCTTCAGCCTTATCTCGTTTAGCAGACGCACGTAATTCTTCAATCTCTTTAAGACGCCCATCTAAATCAGCAGAACGTTCATTAGCTTTCTTATCAGCAATAGCCTCTACGATACCTGCAACGTCTGGGTACTTCTTAGCCCATGCTTCTACTTCGTCTTCTGACTTAGGTAGTACAAGTTCATTCTTTGTAGCTGCATCTAGTTGTGACTTAAGCTTATCAAGCTGTGATTGAAACTCTTTCTCTTTCTCTTGAGTGTGTCGCCGTAGATCACCGTAACGCTTCTTGAAGTTCTTCTCTTCTGCACTCAGATCTTCATCTTGTGCTTCAGCTTGTGGTTCTTCTTCTTGTTCGGTAACACTCTCTGCCTGAACTGTGCGCTCGACAGGCTCTTCGCTACGGGATTCCTCTTCAGCAGTTTCTTCTTCTGTTTCATCTGTCTGAATCCCTGCTTGTTTAAACAGAGCTTTTAGTTCCTCTTCATCACGTTGTACACGAGATATGTTACGATTATGGGACGCTGAGTCCGTCTGAATTGCTTCTGCCATTTTCTTTCCTTATGTTGGGGCCAGCACTATTGCTGGGTAGCCTTATAGTTATTTGGTAGTCTTATTAGTTACTTCTTCTTCATCAAGCCGCCCTTGTTTAAACCGGAACCGTATTGAGAATCTAGTTCTTTTTTAGTGCTTGTTGCAGCTTTATAAGCCGCTTTACTTTTTTCTTTAACTTTAGCTAAGTTAGCAGTTGTTTTAGATGCTTTAGCAGCAGCCTGAGTAGCTTTTATCATATCGTTATGTGCGCTATTATCGCCACCGCCACTTTGAGGTTTAGCAGTGGGCGCAGGAGCAACTACGTCATTACCTTTGCTATTTGCAATACCTGGCTTAAGAACCTTACCTGTTTTAGTATCGTAGAGTACACCGTTTCTATACTCCTTACCGTCATCTGGTGTTAGTAGATTTGCTAATCCCTCAGTGAAGCTATTACTTGCTTTTCCGTCTTCATCAAGACCACTTAAGCGGTTATAAATGGACACCCACTTTTCACGTTCTGCACCTTTTATGTTGGGGTCTTCTAGTCTAGCAGTAGCACCCTCAATCATCCTTTTGTTTTGATGACGCTTTGCGACCTCCATAAAGCCATACACAATAGGACCGCCTAATACTGTGGCTAGTCCAGAGAAGCCCTTAGCTAACATGCTATTGCTTTGCTCCATTGTTTTTTCATACTGTTCAATACCTACGTCAGGGCTAGTCCAATCAATAGACTCACGAGCTTCACGCATCATATCTTCATGAGCAGTATTGTTATTGTCATCTGGCGCAGTAACTACACCTAATCCTTCAGGTACAGCAGGCGCTGCAGGGGTAGTAGGTGCAGCTGCCTTAGCTGTATAACCTTCTGGAATAACAGACTGTGCTACACCATTAATAAATTGAATGTACGTTATCTCTCCGTTAGGACCAACGTACTCTTTCATTTCAATACCACTAAGATTAGCTACTGGCGTAGGTATACCAGTAGATTCAGTCATGTCAGTTACAGCCGAAGGGAGAGTTAAACCGCCATCAGCATAACCACGCATATAACCACCCATGTTCATCATAGGTTGCTCTTCTGTTTCATCATCGACAATCTGTAGCTCTGAGATGTCAAAGGGAAGCTCGTCTTCAGCCATCTCCATACCGATAGGCTCACCACCGATGCGTCCATTAGCTTCCATATCAGCAAAGCCTCGCTTGGCTTCATTACGGATGTCCTCAAAGAACTTAACGCCAAAGAAGCGTACCACATCAGCAGGTACAACATACTCACCTTCACTCAGTTGAGCAGGGATGTCATCACGTACTTCTTCTGGCATAGAGCCTGTAGGGACTTCATTGCCTGACACAGGGTCTACACGTTCACCTTCTGCGAAGGCCATTTCCATTTGTTCATCCATTACTGCTCCGCCCTCGTTGAATAATTTAAGTTTGCCATCTAAGTCAGCCAATCCACCTTCATCAAAACCCAATACATTAATTTCATTAAGTAAATCTATGGCTGCTTTATCTAAGCCTGACTTTCCCACCTCTATTTCTTCTTTTGAGAGTGAGTCCCCGTCTACTAAAGAACGGTACTCATCATGATCTTCTGAGGTTAAAGTAATACCTAAGAGTTCGTCTGCTACGTCAGGCATAACTTGTGTATCACTATTAGGATCAACAAATTGTAGTGTGTCTGCTACATAGCCTGTTGTGTTTTTAGATCCACTACCCCCTGGTTTTATATAGGTAGCATCAGGATTATCGTACAACTCTACAACAAACTCATTACTTTTAGTGCCACTAATATCGGCTTTATCTAGAAGCCTGTGAGCCATGTCTCCGTAGTCTGCTATAAAAGAATCTGTTTCTTTATATCTCTCTTCTAATATCTTTAACCCACGGTGACGTAACTCGTGAAGTATGATATCTTTAGAGGAGCCATGGTCTCTACCATAGCCAATCTTATCACTGCTGGAGTTGTAATTAGGACCGATTGGATCTTCTGACACATCGTAATATAAAGGGGTTTTATTTTCTGGTAGCTTCTGTATAGAAGGAAAACGTCTGTTAGGCATACTTGCTTTGTAACCAAGCATTGCAATAGGGTCTTTTTTAAGTAGGGGCATCATGTCAGCTTCAAACTCAAGAGAAGTTAAACCTACACCTAATTTACGTTCATCTCTTTGGGCTTCTAAACGGTCAGATGGGTTTGTAAATGCTTCTTTAGTTTGAGTAGCTAGGCCACCTTCGTTGAACTTTAAAGACTCACTTCTTTCTACAGCAGCTTTTATAGCATCTTTTTTATTTTTATGAGTTCTTTTACCTGTTCTCTTACCCACTTCAGCCATTCACTTTGTCCCTCAAGTACTTTAGTTGTCTCAGCGCTTTGATAGCACCCTGATGTCGGTACAGCTCTGCAGTATCAGAGATGTTTTCCATACTTCTATGTGTGGAAGAGATGCACCCATCAAGCTCCTCAATGAACGCATCCCATATCTGTTTATCGTTAACTAGCTTCTTAAGCGACATTACCGCTAAACCCTTGCTCACCTGGAGTTGGTGCTGTACCTACGCCTATCTGAGAGCCACCGCCACCTGAGGTGTCCTGTACGCCCTGTGGAGCCTGTCCTTCTGGTGCTGGGCCACCTTGGGGCATGTTTACACCTTCCAGCCCTGCAGGGGGCTGTACGGGAGCCTGAAAGCCTTTTAGGATCTCAGCTTGGATAGATGCGTCCTGCATAGAGTTAGTCACTTTGTCTGGGTCAAGATCCATAGACTTAGCAATCTCACGAATGATGTAGTCCATCTTAGCGAAGGGGGCTAGTACTGGGTTCTGTGCAACCTGCAAGAACTGCATCAAACGCTGTGACCGTACTTCGTTAGCCATGAGGCTCTCTGTACCAGAGGCATGTACCTCTAAGTCACCACGAATCTTGTCATCAAAGTCAAACTGCATGTTGAATGAGAAGAAAGCTTTACCAAGTGGGCGAAGCAAGTAGTCATCAACGTTCTTAACTACCGTCCTAATAGAACCGTTAGCAGCAGACATAAGCATAGAAATACCAGAAGCTGTACGCCCAACGCCAGATACTCCGGTTTGTCCATGAGCGAAACTAGGGAATCCAGTACTTTCATCTGCTAGTACTCGTGCCTTATCAAAGAGTTGCATGTTCTCTTGTGCTACGTTAGGGAACTTGGTGCCGAAGATTCCTTGCCCTGGAGCACCGCCCTGACGCCGGAACACCTTGCCCGGATACACAGATAAATCCTGACCTGGTACAAGGTTAGTCTCATCTACTTCAATGATAAGATTACCAGATAGTGCAGCGTTGTCAATAGCCATACGCATAAAGCCATTCATCAACGTCTGTGTATCGTCCATGTTCTCAGCAATGCCTACACCAAAGAAGGAGTAAGGATTATGCTCATAGGGTACAGCGTAGTAAGGAATACGTGTAGGTTTGAATGGGTTAAGTACGAAGCGTAGTACCTCACCGTTACATACCCATACGTTACAGTTAACCTCATCAAGATCTCGTAGAGCTTTAGGAATAGCTACTCCATGCTCTTCTAGAACATCCGTATCTACAAAACCCCAGAACTCTAATACTTCCCAACGCTCAGATGACGGCTGTGTATCGTCATCCTCCATAGTCATCTCCCAGTACTTCTGAACATAGTCTGGGCCTTTATCAATAGCTAAGCTAATTGAGTCAGACATAAAGTAGGGGCGGTTCTTAAGAGCACGTAATTGAGTACGTGACATCTTATGACGTTCTACCACATACTCAGCATCATTCATAGACTTAGCTTCTGGGTCAGGGTAGAAGTCCCAAACAGAAACATGGCTACATTCTGGCACAGTCTTTACGAGAGGTTCATACTCACCTTCACCGTTCCAGTTAGGATATTCTTTATCTACAGCAAACGGACCCTTCATGACACCCGTGCCAAGTAGAGACATCTCAAATGCCATAGAGCGTAGATGTACAGAAGCACCAGACTCTTGAAGCTGATCGTGGATCTTCTTTTCCATCTTCTTAGCTGCAATCATAGCAGGATGGAATGTTACTGTGGTAGGAGTAGTACCGTCACCCTCAACTACCTTATCAGATACAGCTGAAAGTTTATCTTCTAGTGGACCTAGACGATTAGCTAAGTCTGATAACGTAGCTCCAGGTTTAAGCTCTGTAACACCATCCAGCAAGTAGGGTGCAGCGGGTTTTTGCTCAGTAATAGGCCGTAACGCATCTCCTGCTGCTGCGGCGTTAGGATCTACGTTGATATGTACAGACTCTGCAACACCGTCAGGTAATACAGAGGGATTAACAGATAAAGGAAACTTGTTGTTACCAAATAGTACATCAACAATCTGTCCATACGCTGCAAGGGTCTTAGTCTTAGTGACTTTAACAAACACACGTGACTTCTCTGTGTCTGTGAACTGTACGTCCTTACCATACAAACCACGATAGTTACGATAGGCTTTTAACCACCGCTCTTCATCTGCAAACCTAGCATCTTCTGCACGTTTATAGCGCTCAGCTACAAAAGCAACTACACTAGACTTAGTTTCAAAGATACTGTCCGTACTGTCTTCAGCAGCTACGACTTCATCTGTTTCAAACATTTCTTCTTGTTCTGCCATAATCAATACCCGAATTGTGGATCACTAGCTTGAAAACCAGTGCGTTGTTTTGCTGGGTTAAAGTCCCATATGCTGCTACGTGGACGTGTCATAATACCGTATCTTAGAGCGTCATACAAGTGATCCTCTGCGTGAGTATCAACATCTTCTGGGTTTTTCTTGTCCAGAGGAATACTAGGAATCTGTGCTATCGTGTTTGTACAATTACTCATAAACACTAGCTGAGGCTTTTCAGTGAACTCATCCACCTTTAAACGCCTATGTATTTCGTTCTTACCTGCGACACGTGAACCTCTTGACCGATCAGAGGGACGCCAACGACAACCCTTCATGTTCATCTGCTCTGCCAAGCTAGGTCCAGTGTCGCCACGGTTGTGCCATAAAGAACTATCCAGCACCCCGTATCTCATTGTACCATCTCTTGCTTCTGCTTCCAATATCAAATCTGCTAAGTCAGAAGCTGTAACTTTAGATACATACATCTCACGGTACACAATTACTTGTTCATCAGGAGCTACAGCAAACCAGAGAACACCAGTGTAACTACCATAACCGTAATCGCAAGCCCTAAACTTTGCCCAAGAGTCAGGTATCTCAAATGAGTCCACGACATGTATGTTTCTGTCAAACTCTGGAAAAGCCGCACCTTCATTAATATCCCAGTTACCTTCAAGTAACTGCTTACGCTGATGCTCCGGCAGAGAGAGAAGCATCGCTTCATAGTCGCCAGAGTCAGATAAGTACGGATTATCAAATAGAGAGGCTGGAATAAAGCGGCGCTTAAATAGAGGCTGACCTTCTTTACTATGCCCTTTAGGAAAGGTAATAGTTTCCCCAGAATCCAAATGCGTTGCCCAAAAAGCTTTACCTGCTCTTTCAGGGTCAATAAACATTTTCTTAACCCAAGCATGTCCTGCTCCTCCGGGGTTTGTTGTTGCTCTCATGTAGAGACCAAGAGTTGACGAATGTGCAGATCTCAAGCGAGATCTCATATAATCCCAAGCGTAAGGTGTAGTCCATTGAGTAAGTTCGTCAAATCCAATCCAGTTAAAAGCCTGACCCTGATAGCGTGTGACATCTGTATCCTTATCCAAGTATGACATCCAGAGGCGACCACCTCTAGGTGAGACCCACTGAGATTTTCTTTCAGACCATTTAATACCCGGTACAGCACGAGGGTATAGCTCCTGAGATTTCTGTATTAGTTCCCTTAGTTCTTCTGTTGTGTGACGTACAAGTAGGCCACTAAAGTTAGGATCGTTCAAACCATGTAGAGGGTCAGCTAACATGGCGTAGGATTTGCCACCACCAGCTGCGCCACCATAGAGAACCTCACGTTCTGACGAACTAAGAAATTGAGTCTGGGGGCCGGGGTTTGGCTTGAAAACCACATCCATAGCCACATCTACATCATACTCAGGTGCTTTGACTTGTGCAGGAACAGTCTCTACTTTGGGGGTGACGACTGCTTCATCTGTCTCTGTCAATTTCTGCGTATGCCCCGACCCCTTGGGTTTCGAGCTTTTCGATTTCCTCAAGGGTTTCTTTGAGCCACTTGGCAAGCTTGCGCTTAATTGCAGCTGCTTTTCTACGTTTCTGCTCAATCTCAACTCTTTTCTTTAAACCTGTGTGGCCTATGTCACGGCCTGTCTCTTTGCTTAACCAGTGTGCTACTGCACGATAACTATACTGCTTAAGGTGTCGTTTAGCAAGCTCTAAAGCTTCTAACTCAGATTCAATGGGTACGAGTAACTTATCGTTGTCGGGGTGCAGTTCATAGCCAAAGGGTATACGTCTTGTTATCCTGACTATAGTATGCCACTTCTTGTTGTGATCCTTTGGCGGTAATGGTAACTGCCAGAAGCCTAAATCTCTCTCAGGTACTATTCGTT